TCTATTAGCAATAATGGTGTCATAGGCAATTTAGATACTAACGATATAAAAGAATTTTTCAGAATGTACTATGACATTGGCAAACATATGCGAAACATAAAGCCTACTAAATTAAAGAATGAGCAAATAGAGAACATCATTACTTCTATTTCCTATATAAGTAAAGCAGATTACAACCCTTCACTAGATGATTATAAGAAAATACTTATTGACTATTTCAATCAAGACTTTCCTGATTGCGATTATGGCATTAATCATTTTATTAGTGGAGATGTTTTGCTGATGAGATATTATAACTTGCGACCTTTATTAGAATAGTTTGGTAGGTGATACCATGATTGAATTAAAATTTTGCAAAGGATTTGATTGGAACAATATTAGAACAGTTGAACTGAACTCCTATAGGGAATTTTTTATATTTTACATGGAAAATCATGATAAAGGCTTAATTTATGATGTTAAATTAATTGAGGGGGTGCTTTAAATGATTAAAGGTTATGTTTTAAACATTGACAACGAGGTAATTTTCTTTGATGAAAAGAAAGATGGAGCGGAATTAAATTACTTATCACTGAATGACAGAAACCACCTAATACCAGTAATCAAGGTGGACAATCAATTAATAGTTCAAATGTAAATGAAAATTAAGGAGGATTTATAATGAAAGAAATTATTACTAATCTTTATGTGGGAAATCAGGAAGATTTTGAAACTGGAATATTCATTCCAAGCGAATGGTCGCATCTATTAGCCGCTAAAGAACCATGGCATAGGTCGGCTTTGTCATATACTACTAGAGCTGCTGCTAAAGATGACCCAGAATATTTAATGGCCAAAAGAGATAACAAGCTAATCCTAAACTTAGTAGATGCACCAAAGTCAATATTTTTTAGCAAGGATTTAATTGACGAGGGTATTAAGTTTATTGAAGAAGAATTAGGCAAAGGTAAAAAAGTTAGTATCCATTGCAACATGGCGGAAAGTCGCTCTCCTTCTATTGCCCTACTCTATCTAGTTAAGAATGGTTTAATTAAAGGTGATACTTTGGAAGATGCTGAAGCTGAATTCTTGAAATTATATCCAGAATATAATCCTGGCACTGGAATAAGAGGATTTGTTAAGGAAAATTGGGATTATTATAAGGCTCCATTTTAGGGGTGAATGTTATGGATTATAAATTTTGGCAAGAACCTAATGATTGCCCTTATTGTGGGCTTCCTAATAGTGAACTAGATTATGATTTAGTAGAAGAAGATGACGGAAGTAAGCATGATGTAGTTGATTGTCCTAGATGCAAATCTAGGTTGTTTTATGAAGATTAAATTTTAATTCCCTCGAATTCGAGGGATATATGGGAATGTAATCCGTTAAGGAGACGGGACGGACTGTAAATCCGTTATCTTAGATTCGAGTGGGTTCGATACCCTCCATTCCCACCATAATATAGATTAATTTAGCACTCTAACAAGGGTGCTTTTTTATGCCTGAAAGTTAGGTGATATTATGTCTAAAGGTCGAATTGAAAGGCAAAATGAAAATTATATAAAACACGCATCTGCTGGTAGGGTTAGTATTTGTGAAGAATGTGGGAAGCCATTTGAACAAGCATGGAAGCCCTCTCATAACACATATACAGAATTTAAAACTTGTGGTAGCTGTAGGATGGCCAAGGCTACTGGTGTAAAAAAGGTAGAAATCCCTTATGCTCCTCATGAAGCACAACAGAAAATACATGATAGTAATAAAAGATTTAAAATTCTTGTTTGTGGGAACCGTTTTGGAAAGGACTTAGGGGCTATTGGTGAAGGTGTAATGAAGTTTCTTCAAATGGAAAATGAAGAACGTTCTATTGACGTAAACCCTCCCGTATTATGGTGGATTGTAGCTCCCAATATGAGATTAGCAAGGCAAAACTGGAGAGATTTAAAGAAATTATTTCCTGTTGAACTTGTTTATAATATTTCACTTTCAGACTATACTATTGAAACAATTAATGGTGGAATTATAGAAGTTCACTCTGCTGATGACCCAGAAACATTAGTAGGTGTTGGGTTAGATATAGTAACTATAACAGAGGCTGCTAGAATTAGAGAACTTGATACTGTTTGGGCTAACCTTAGACAAAGACTTGACTCACCTGGCCGTGGTCCTGGTGGCAAAGGTGGAATTGCAATTATAAACTCTACTCCTAGGGGTAGAACATACTTTTATAGAATGTCTTTAATGGGAGATAAGACTTCCTCTCTTTACTCTCCTGAATATGAAACCTTCCACTTTACTACTTGGGATAACCCATACATGGCTGCTAAAAGATACACTATCGTTGGTAAAGATTCCATGGGAAATGATGTAACCTTTGAAGATTCTATCAAAATGAGTATGACTGAAAATAGATATAAGCAAGACTACTTAGCTGAATTCATAATGGAGATTAATGCAGTATTTCCTAATTATGAAAGAGTTTTAGTTAGGCCACCTAGTCGTAAAGAAGATGAAATAGCTAAGTTTTGGACTGAATGGGAAAAACCTGACCCATTTGAAGTCTATACTATTGGATATGACCCTGCATCTAAAGGCGACGGCAATCCTTGTGTCATAAGAGATAGCCAAGGAAAAGTCGTAAAAATAGATATGATGGCAAGACTTGGTTGGGATGCCCAATGGGACAAATTAGCCATGTATTCACGATTATATAATGGTGCTACTGTAAACTTTGGTCAAACTGGATTAGGTGAAACTATAGGTTCCCAATTAACTAAAAGAGGAATACCAAATGTACCTATAAATGAACAAGGTAATAATAAGGCCAAACTAGTAGAAGATTTTGCAATTGTAGTAGAACAACAATGGTGCAAAATACCTTGGAGTCCACAAGTGGAAAAACAATTGCAAGACTATATATCTGTAGAGAGAAATGGAAGGTCTACACAATACCATAATGCTACTGATAGTGGTCATGATGACATTGTGAGTGCTTTATATTTTGCTTTTTCAGATTTTCAATCCCCAGATTTATTACTGCCCTATATGGGTATAGTTGGTGGAATTAGCACTCATTAAATAGATATAACAAGCCTAATGGCTTTTATATACCATAAGTACGCCATAAATAACGGGGACTTGTATAGGGTTTGGACTACCTCCTAGCCGCCCTTCCTACGTGTGGCGTACTTTACATATAAATTAAATTTTGGAGGTGTTGTTATGAAAGAGTTTATTTATAACATGATACACATGACACAAGGAGAAAAACTGATTAATTATTGGTGGTTATGGCTTATATTATTTATAGTTGTAATTGCTATGGGCACAATACAACGCAAATTAGATGCAGACATAATTAAGCTTTTAAAAGAAATAGATGGAGGCAACAAAAATGAAACTAAATCTTGATAAAAACCTTGCAAATCTAAAAGGTGAACCACTGCAAGACAAGCTAAATGATATATTAGCTAATATGTTGGCTATGTCTACTGTTGGTAAGCCTGCAAAGATGATAACTTGGGCTGTAAATCTTACTAATGATGGAGAAATTGAAGTCAATAAAGAAGATATTGAAGTTATAAAACATGTCATTGAGAACGACCTGTTTACAATTAACCTAGCTAAAGCCCAGATATTAGATGAAATAAATAAATTAGAACTTTAAAGGCAGGTGATAAATATGTTATTTTGTAGAAGAATATTAAAAGATATTTTAGATAAAGTTCATACTATTTCTTTACTTTTAGTGAAAAAGGAAGCATATACTCCAGAAGTGGCCAATGAAGAACCTATCAAAATCATTAAAGATAAACCAATACTGCTATTAGAAACTAATTACCCAAGAAAAAAACTTATAATCCAAAACATAGGTCTAGAACCTTGCTATATAAAACTAGGTGATGGTATATCTAAAGATGATTTTCACTTTGTATTAGCCTCTGACACCTCCCTTGCCTTTGGCAATGGTGGCAGTGTTACTTTGGACAATTGGCATGGTGAAGTTTATGCAATAGCTGAAAAAGAAACTAAAATATCAGTATTGGAATATTAAGGTGGTGATTTAAATGGGACTTTCTAATAGACAATTTGCAAGGGCAAGAGCTGAACCTAGTATTCCTACTGGCAGGCGAACAATGATAAATAATAGTTATTCCTCTACCCTTTCACCTTTTAGGTCAAGAACTGGCGATGTATTAAAAACACTTAGAAGTATTCCAGAGGAAGCTCAAGCTATAGAATATCTAAAAAGAGTAAATCCAGATGTTTCTATGGCTGTATGGAACTTTGTTAGACTTGCTAATCAAGGAAACGAAATGCACTTCTATGACAAGAATGGTAAAACTAGAAGAACCGATTTAGAAGACAAATGGAGAGATTTTGCATCTAGGATAAATGAAATATCTAATAGTGGCCTTGATGGATTAATAGACCAACTACACTATAGTTCCTTCCTTCTTGGTGCCATGGGTGTAGAAGTTGAAGTAACTCCTGATAGAAAAGATATATATGACGTCTACCCTGTTAAACCTCAAACTATTGAGTGGGAATTAAAAGAAATCAAAGGTCGTAAAACATGGATACCATTTCAATATGATATGCACAAAAAGATTTATCTTGACCCTAGTAATGCTAATTTCTTTTGGGTACCAGCTGACCCTGATATAGGCGACCCTAGAGGAACACTGACAATGACCCCTGTATTACAAGCTATAGATTTTCAAATGCAAATACTACAGGACCTACAATCTGTACTTCACCATCAAGGATACCCTAGGAACGATATATCTGTACAACTAGATAGGCTTATGACTATATGCCCTGCCCATGTTAAGAATGACCCTAAAAAGCTTAATGAGTGGCTCACAGAACAATACAATCAAATAGTAAATATGATGGAAAACATAGCTCCTGATAGTGATTATATTCACTTTGATGATGTAGAAATCAATATGAATCAAGGTGCAAATGCTAATCGAAGTCTTGATGTTAGGGCTATAAATGAAATGTTAGATACTCAAACTTTATCTGGTACTAAGCAGATGGCTATTTTTATGAATAGAAATCAAGGTGTAACTGAATCTTGGGGTACAGTCCAATTTAAAATATTCACTAGTGGAATTAACTCTTGTCAAAGAGGTAGTAAGAGAATTATAGAAGAAATTGCAAGGCTATGGCTTAGAGTTAATGGAGAACAGGCAATAGTTAAATTTAAACATGATATAGTTGACTGGAATTCAGAGGAACAAAGAATTCAAGTTGATTTGATGAAACAACAATTCTATGTTATAGCTCAATTGATGGATTGGATAGATGCAGATAAAGCTGCACAAGAAGTTATGGGTGTTGAAAAAGCTATAGGCAATGAACCTAGTGAGAACATTAGAATTAGTTTGAGTAATGGAGGTGGCAAATTTGAAGATGGTAAACATTCGGGGAAAGGCAATAGTCAATCCTTACAAGGAGAAATTACCCTTTGATGATATAAAAATCTTACATGAATGTTGCAACTGTGAAGGCTGTTTATGTGAGGACTTATGCAAGGAAGAAGGTGATTCCTTTGAAAGTCAAGATAGGAAATAAAATATATGACTCCAATGATGAACCCATTATGGTTATCCTTGATAAACAAGATGTAGAGTATATATCTAATATGCCTAAACATAACACAAAGTATTGCTCATATCCTGAAACTGGTTATTCAGAAGAAGAAATAAGAGAGTTTATGAAACAGAAAGAAGGTGATTAAGTGGGGGAAATAAGAACAGTAACACAAGAACAAATAGACAACATTCTCTCTAATTCAGGGTTTAAAGTATTCCATAGGATATTTGGAAAACAATGTATAGTAGTAGCACTATTGCCTAATGGATTTACTATAGTTGGTGAGTCTGCCTGTGTAGACCCTAATAACTATGATGAAACTATAGGCTATAATCTAGCTATAAAAGATATAGAAAATCAACTCTGGATGTTAGAAGGTTATCTATTGCAGAATAGAGGTGAAAAGAATGACTGAATTT